AATGACCGTGCGGGTGTCTGAGTGGTGCGACGAGCTGACGCGGAGCGGTGAGATTTTCGTCGCTCTGACAACGGACTCGAGCGGGATGTCGTTTGTGCGCGCGATTCCTGCGAGCGAGATTGACGATATTCGAACCGCGTTGAACGATGTCGAGCAAGAGCTGGCGTATACGCAAAAGCCGTCAACGATTGGGGACGATCCGATTTCTTGGAACGCGTACGATGAACTGAGCGACGCGCGTGGCGCGGATGGCGTATTTCCTGCCGTGATGTTGCATTATGCGATCAATCGTCCGGTCGGTGGCAAGCGTGGCGAGAGCGACCTTGCGCCGCTCTTGCGTTGGCTGACGCGTTATAGCGCGTGGCTTGAAGACCGCGTGCGATTGAATCGTTTTCGCCAAACGTTCCTATTTTGGGTTAAGGGAATGTTTGCGAATCTCGCTGAGCGCAAATCGCGCGAGGCAGAATTGAATGCGAACCCACCGAGTCCTGGCACGGTTTTAGTGACTGATACAACCGAGGAGTGGGACGTGCTGTCTCCAAAGTTAGAATCGGCGGACGCAGAGAAAGATGGTCTCGCGATTAAAAAGATGATCGCGGCGGGGTCGGGCAACCCCCTGCACTTTCTCGCGGAACCTGAGTCGTCCACGCGCACGACTGCGGAGCAGGCGGGCGGGCCCACGTATCGCCATTATGCCGCGCGGCAAACATTTTTTCTCTGGCTCTTGCGCGATGTCGCGCGCGTGGTTGTGCGCCGGCGTGCGATGGTGGATCGAATGGTTAAGCGCGATGCGGTAATTACCGCGTCCGGAACGGATATTTCTGCGCGCGATAATACTGCGCTGGCGGTTGCCGTCTCGACGGTGTCGAACGCGTTTCTGGGTTTGTATGATCGCGGGTTTGTAGATGATGCAGAGTTGCTGCGGATCGCGTACAAATTCTGCGGCGAAGCGGCGGACGTGGCAAAGATTCTCGCGGACGGCAAGCGCGCGTTCGATGGGCGCGGTGGGATTTCCCCCACGCCGCAAGGCGTGGGGATCAAACCACCCAACAAAGCGATTGGCGCGATCGGGATTGATCCACAGACCGGCGATATTGTCGCGAAGGGTGGATAGGTGGATTTGTATCGCTGGATGCTGGACGACCGCCTACAACATTGCCCCTATTGTGCTGAGCGCGCCGGGGAAATCAAAACACTTGTGGAGTGGGAGATTGTCGGCAAGCCGCCTGTCCATAATGGTTGTGGGTGTTGGCTCGCGCGCGAGATTGACGAATTGCCGCAAGAGGTGCAAATGCAATCGGTTACACAAGAAAATCAGCGTCAAAAATTTTCGATTTCCGCGACACCGCGCGCCGACGGCGAATTTGATGTTATCGCGATGACGGCTGGGATCGGCAATGGCTGGGAGTTTGGCGCGGACGTTTTGCGCGCGTCGCTTGCGCTATGGGATGGCGTGGACGTTTTTGTCGATCACTCGCATATAGTCGGAGATCCGCGGAGTGTGCGCGACCTGGGCGGTGTAGTTTACAACCCGACCTGGGACGAATCGGCACAAGGAATTGTCGCGCGCCTGCGTCCTATGGGCCCATCCGCCGCGCTGGTGCGCGAGTTGGGGCGCGAGATGCTGGCGGAGGGCGAACCTAAGCCGCGAGTTGGATTCTCTGCGGACGTGGGATTTACCGCAGATGGGTTGCGCGTCTTGGAAATTCTGCGTCCTTATGCGCTTGACCTGGTGTATGACCCCGCGCGCGGCGGGGCGTTTATCCGCGCGTTGAATGCAGTCGGCGCAAGCCACACCGGGCGCGCCGCGATTGAAAAGGAGGGCAAAATGCCTGACGAAAAAAATCTTGGGAGTGCGCCCGCGTCGACGGCGAAAAGCGATCTCGATGCGGTGCGCGAGTTGTTGAGCGTTCAGCAAGAGAAAGTGAAGTTGGCGCGAGAAGCCGAAGAAGCGGTCAAGGTGCGCGCGCAAATGTGCGCGTATCTGCTCGACTCGGGTCTCGCCGCGAGCGGACTGCCCGCGCCGATGCAAGCGCACGTGCGCGAGCAGTTTGCGGGCAAGGTGTTCGAGCCGCAAGAGTTGACGAACGCGCTCGATGGCGCGCGCAAACTCGTGTCTGATTTGACCGCGTCGCAAACCGTGCGCGGCGTGTCGGGTGTGCGCGCGATGTTCGACTCGCGCGATCAGATTCAAGCGGCGGTGGATGACCTGCTCGATGCGCCGCGCGATGACGCGTTGAAAGCGTTGCAAGTGCATCGCTTGAGCGGCATCCGTGAGTTGTATCACATGCTCACCGGCGATTTCGATTTGCACGGTGGGTATTACCCTGACCGCGCGCGATTCGCGACGACCGCCGATTTCACTGGGCTCGTGAAAAACGCGCTCAACAAAATCGTCGTGAATCAGTGGCAAAAACTTGGGCGCGCGGGTTACGATTGGTGGGAACGCGTCGCGACGAAAGAGCATTTCAATTCGCTGAACGGAATTACCGGCACGCTGATCGGCACGGTTGGGCAATTGCCGTCAGTTGCCGAGGGCGCGGAGTATGCCGAACTCGTGATCGGTGATTCGCCTGAAACCGCGTCGTTCGTGAAATACGGTGGATACATTCCGCTCACGCTGGAGTTGATCGATCGCGATGAGACGCGTAAACTCAAGGCGTATCCGCGTGAACTCGCGAACGCGGGACTGCGGCGTATCTCGGGGCTTGTTGCCGCGATCTTCACGGACAATAGCGGTGTTGGACCAACGCTCGCGGATACCGGCGCGCTGTTCAACGCGACGGCGGTGGCGACGGCGGGCGGGCACGCGAATTTGTTGACGACCGCGCTCTCGTCCGCGCAGTGGGAAACCGTTTCGGCGGCGGTCTACAATCAGCCGATGCTGATCGCGAACGCGGCGGGTTTGTATGGAACAGGGCCCAAGCAGGCGATCAATCCGAAATACTGCCTCGTGCCGCGTGCGTTGTCGCTCACTGCGAAAAAGATTTTCAATCCGACTTGGGAAAATGCGGCGAACATTCATTCGGAAAATCAGCAACGCGATAGCGACGCGGTGGTGGTTGTGCCGGAGTGGACGGATGCGACGGATTGGGCGGCGGTGTGCGATCCGACGATTGCGCCGGCGATTTTTGTCGGTGAGCGTTTTGGGATTATGCCCGAGGTGTTTATCGCGGGCGATGAGTTGTCGCCGGCGGTGTTCATGAACGATGAGCACAGGTTGAAGGTGCGGCATTTCGTTGCTGTGTGGGTGAACGATTTCCGCCCGCTTCACAAATCGAACGTCTAGCCACAATCGTCGCGAGGATTACCAAACCCCGACAGGGGTTTGGTCTGGTGCGGAGCGAGCCACAATCGTCGCGAGGATTACCAAACCCCGACAGGGGTTTGGTCTGGTCCGGAGCGAGCCGCAACGGTTGTGGCGATTCGCTTAACTGACTAGGAATCTGTTGAGTGTTTTTGACCCCGCGCGTGGTCTTGAATCGCGAACATCGAGCGCGGCGGTGTTCGCCTTGTAGCCCCGCCCCGAAGGGGCGGGAAAGGATGTGTGCTATGGGTTACGTTCACGACACGGCAATGTCGCAATTCATTCCACCGGGCGCGTGCCATTACGTTACAGGAACTTGGACTGACGCGGCTGGCGCGGTCGCCAACACGATTGCGAAATCGAAGGCGGCGGCGGATAACACCGCGATCGTTACGATTCCGATCACGATTCCGCAAAACTCGGTCGCCAAGAAAGGCGGCTACATCAAGACGATTGATGTCTGGTGGGAAGTGCTCACGGCGGCAATGGACGCGGTGAGCGCGACGATCTACAAAGCGACGTTGCCCGCTGACACGGTTGCATTTGGCGCGCCGTCCTCGCAGGCGTTTTCGTACGATACCGGACATGACACGGCGGCGGAACGGCTCACGCTCGATCAGCACAAGATGACGTTGACATTGACCACACCGATTTGGCTTGACGATGATGACTTGTTGACCGTGCAAATGACGTTTGATGCGGCGGCAACGAGTGCGTTGACGTTCTTTGGTGCGCGTGCGAATTACACTCTGCGCGTGTAGTGTGCGTCTAGGGTTGTGAATGATGCGGCGCGCCGCAAGGCGCGCCGCATTATTCGAGGGTTTGGCAATGTCTCTTACTCTTGCACAGTTTGAATCGCGTGTATCGCAGTTTTTGATGGACGCGACAAACGTGGTTTTCGCGGTCTCCACAATTGACGAGTGTCTGCGGCTCGCTCTCGATGAATATAGCGGCGCGAATCCGTTGGCGAAAGAAACCGTGATCGTCTTGCCTGGCGATGGTCGCGAAATCGCGCTCGATGCACTCGCGGGTTTATTGAATGTGCATCGCGTTTGGTGGCCGTATGATTCGCTGTCGGTCGAGGTGTGGCCGCCGAACCGCGTCAATGGTTTTTATGTGGCTTGGGATGACGCGCGCCCGGTTTTGTTCCTCAACTGCGATACCGGCGCACAACCCCAGTTGGATGACGAGTTACGTCTGTGGTATAGTGTGCCACACACGATTCAAGATCTCGATAGCGCGAGTGTTACGACATTGCCCGCGCCGCACGAGTCGCTCATCGCGATAGGTGCGGCTGGACATTGTGCGTTTGCGCGCGCGACTGATTTGGCAGAAACAACCGGCGTTTCTGCGGTTTCGACACCGAATCTCGCCGCGCTCGGTTCGCGTTGGTTGCGCGAGTTCCGCAATCGGTTGAATGGCTTGCGTGCGTATGCTCAAGCGCACGGTGTATCGTGTGCGCCATATGCGTCAATAGGTTGGACGATGGACAAGTGGGATGGCTCCGCGTAAACGGTTCAATCCATATTGGACGCCGGACGATTTGAATCGTGCCGGGCGTCGTCCGTCGCGCGAGGTAGATACAACCGCGGATGAAATGCCATTCGTGCGTGTTGCAAAAGCGGCAGTCGGCGTGATTCACGATGCGATTCAGCGCATCGGGAGTGCGGTGATTGGGCCCGACCAGAGCGGCAACGCGCGGGGCGCGAATGCGTTTGATCTACAAGCGGCGCGCTCGGACGCGACATATGTCGCAAGCGGTGATGATAGCATCGCGATTGGCAACAATAACCGCGCGTCCGGCTTGGGTTCATCCGCGATTGGGCAAAACAATTTAGTGGATGGTCTAACGGCTATTGCGGTTGGCGCGGATAATCAATCTAGCAGTGATTTATCGGTTGCGGTTGGTGTGCAGTGTCTAGCGCAAGCAGATCGCGCGGTCGCCTTGGGTAGTGCGGCGGTCGCAAATGCGGCTGACGCCCTCGCGTTTGGATCGAACTGTGAATCGCTCGCGGCGTATAGTAGCGCGATTGGCGCGTCCGCAATCGCGCGAATTTCTAAAACGGTCGTATTTGGCGGGGCGCATATTATCGTTCACGGTAGCAACGCACCTCCGGAGAGTTGGTTTCTAAAGCTGTCTGGTGTCCAAGTTATTTTGACCAGTGCGGAGATTGATTTAAAAATAGTGACTGACTATACGTTGACCCTGCCCTCTGGTTGTAAATTCTGGCTGGATGAAGTCGGTGTGATCGTAACCGCGTTGGACACACTGGTAGTTCAACCGACTGTGCGATTCGGTATTTCTGGCACACCGGCAAAACACAAGGCGGCGGCGATTACAACCCTGCTGACGGCGGTCAGCAAGCGCGAAAAGTGGACGCCGCTTGTTCCAGAGGACGGCGAAGTCAGTTTGTCGTTTGGCGTGACAGTTGGCGCGACTGCGACAACATTGAAAGGGCGCGCGTATTGGAAAGGGATTTTAGTAGAGAACGAGCCATAGGTTTCCCCGCGCGGCTCGCCCCCGCGCTTGCATATCCTCTGACGCGCAAGCGTCCTCTCCTCCTGCGCCGTGTTCGGAGTGATGACCCGAACACGGCGTGTTTTTTTTGTCGCGCGCCGCGCGCGCGTCCTGGTCGAACGAGCGGCGTGCCGTTTGTAATCAAACGGCTCGCCGCGTGCCACGCGCGCGCGGTAGCGTGATTGTGCCGAACGCGAACGAGCGGCGGGGCGGGCGGAGCGGAGGGCGGCGGCGGAGAGAGCGGCGGGAGAGAGGAGGGCGCGGAGTGTGCGCGCCGCGACAAGCGACGAGGAGCGGTGTTTGCGACGAGGAGCGCCGGAGCAAGCCACACGTAGCCCCGACGAACGACCAGAGCGAACGGAGCGACCGACCGTAGCGGAGTCCCGCCGTGCCGCGTGCGCGCTGGTCAGAGGGTGTTCCGCGCGCGCGGTAGCGTTCGTCTGTGTGTGCGATACGGCGTCCTGTCTGAGCGATCGCGGCTAAATAAAAACACCCTATCATTAGGTCCGGATAGGGTGTTTGTCTTGGCTGTGGCATCGCTTGTGAAGCGGATTATCGGTTGCTTTGGTCGTCCGCCTCGTCCTGTTCGCGCGATGGGACGCTTCCGTATTCTTCTGCGTCCATCTCGTCCTCGTCATCGTTGATTTGCGCGGGCGGCATCGTCGTGCCGTTCGGCGCACGGCGCGCACGTACGCCGATTCCGAGTCGCGTTTGTTGCGGAAAGATTTCGACGCGTCGTCCCGCCCATTTATCCGCGTTCGATTCGTCGAGCGCAACTGCGATACTTTCCGCAAATTCCTTGCCTAACACAAAACCTTTGGTGATTTCGCCTGTGGTCTTGTTCTTGAAAAAGTAAACGACGAATTTCGATTCGGTCTTGTGCGTTTTGATGTTCGTCATTTCCTCGCGCGTGATGTGCGCGATTTCGAGCGTAAACGATTTTCCGTGCAGGTCTTCTCCATTGGCGTAGCGTTTGGGAAACATTTCCGCGCCGCCGA